GACAAAATTAAAAGTGGGATGACGTTTTAAAATGAAAATCACCAAATCCCAGCTTAAGAAATTGCTTAAAGAAGAAATAGAAGAAGCGGATCCGGCCCTTTTAGATGCGATTAAGAAGTTAGGCGCCCATATTGAAGATTTGGATATCAGTATCGATTATTTAGCAGCCTCTATAACGGGAGGATCTGCAGCGGCGCTGGGATACGGCCAAGCCGCCACTGGCCGTTTCACATCTGTAGGGCGGTCGGCCCCACCACCTTATCAGCCGCCTTCTGATACAAAACTTTCCGAACTCAAACAAATCATCCAAGAAGAATTGGAAGGATGCTTAGAAGAAAGTGACTACTTATCCAATATTTATAAATGGTGTCCGAGTGGTTCTAAGTGCGCTCCTCAAAAGCAGAAGACTAAATGGTGGAAAGGCCGATGAATATAAGTACCGTGCGTTTACGTGAGATTATCGAAGAAGAAGTCAACAATCTTGCCGAAGAAGACTATGAAGAAGTCGATGTAGAAGAATTCGAACAGCCAGATCCTGGCGAACTACGAGCCCAAATGCCAGTTGAAGATTTGGCCCGGGTGGTTATGAAGTTAGTTGAAACTCACCCAGAAGGGATGGAGGTTTTAAAGCAGGCTCTGATAGAGCTTTATGATGTAGAGGTTGAAGAATACGAAGAAGACGAGATGGATCCTAATGTTCCCGCCGGCCCAGATGCTTCCCCTGTTGTTCAGCGCATTGGCTTCGAAGAATCTTTAGACCATTATATCGCTGAAGAAATAGCGGCCGTACTTAAAGAATATACCGAAAAGGATGCCATTGGGCATGCACAACAGTCGCTCAGCCTTGAATTAACTTTCGAAGATTGGGTAGAACAAGTTAAAGGTTTTAATTTTGAATTTGGGGAAGACAGTCCCAATCCTTACGATGCATGGCTTTTAGGGACCACTCCTCACGACTATGCACAGTCAGGCGGTATTGAAATTTCGGAAGTACATTCCGACAAGCAACGACGATGGGCCTGCGCACAAGCAGACAAGCCGGCTAGTGAAAGAAAAGATGGCCTTTCAAAAGCAGAGGCGGAAGAGATGTGCTCAGGGCCAATGAAATAAAAGGAGAATAACAATGTCAGCAAGTACACGAGGAACTTTAGATAGAGTAGTGGAGAGATTCACTTCCCGTAAATTATTAGTGTGGGTGGTAGCATCTGGTTTGATGTTAGCGGGCACCCTAGAGAGTGGCGATTGGGTTATTGTTTCCGCCTTATACCTGGGCGGCCAAAGTATTATTGATGCAGTGGCGAGACTCAAAGGGAACTAAAATGAAAGTCACCAAGAAGCAGCTTAAACAGATCATCAAGGAAGAACTTGAGGCGACACAGTTGGCCGAGTTTGAAGGAGGGCCCGAGGTCGATATTCAAGATGCTATTCAGATGCTTGAAGCGGAAGAAGACCCCACAGGTACACTCTTTCACGTTATCAACCGTTTGCATGAAGCACTTAATAAATTAGGAGGGGAGTCGGGGCTGAAATATGTTGGCCGCGGCGAGCCGATGTTGGAGAAGACCACAGGAGATAGTGTCAAATGAAAATCACAAAAAAACAACTTAAGAAGATTATTAAGGAAGAAATAAAAAACACCTTGGCCGAAGTTAATCCATTGGCGGGGCCCACTACGGCGGCGCCCGTTGGAGGTCGACCCCAACCCACGGGCACGCACCCACTGGCAGGAGTTACCACCGCAGATCCGACTTTGGTGGCGACGAGCGCTGACGCAGCTGGTCAGGGAAATGAAAAATTAAAATTAGTAGCTCAACAACTACAAGTCCTTGTTAATAAGATTAAACAGGAATTAGGAAAATGATTTTAAACGAAAGTTTAAAAAAGTGGAAACAATTTGGTTTAATTGAAAAAACAGAAATTTGTGAACTTCATTTTAATGATTTAATAATCAATTCGGGTGATTCTAATTATGGAATTATAGCTACATATAAGAATATTCGCGAAGGAAAAACAAGCCGAACCGCAGGACCTATTCAGGTTTGTTGGATTAGAGAAGAAAACAAATTTTTAGTAACTGATGGCTATCATCGCCTGGTACAATATTTGTTAGAAGGAAAAACAAACTATTTATGTGAAATTGAGTGGACTGGATACTCACTTAGATGGAGGGTACCCCCTAAAGGAAACCGATTTACGATAGGAGGAATTTAAAAATGAAAGTCACAAAGAAACAACTTAAACAACTTATCAAGGAAGAAGTGTCCCGCCTATTTGAATTAGGAATAGACCGACGCGAGTCTGAACTCGCCAGAGATATTGCAGATGTAATTTTAGCCTATGATCGGGACCAGCGGGACTCCCTCGAATCGTACGGCATAGACGTTCAAATGCTTAAGGACTTGCTTGACGAAGTCAAAAATATAGTATTACCCGAGCTAGATCGGCGCGCCGCATCAATGGATCGCGATCCCCCAGACGAAGATTGGCCAGGAGGAATTTAAAAATGAAAATCACCAAAGACAAACTTGTACAGATTATTTTGGAAGAGCTTAACGAAGCTGTTCCTACAGGGTTGACTTATAGCGAAAAGTCTGCAGCCCAGAGCTTGGGAAAAGTTGGACGCCCGGGCCCTCTTAGTCGCCCGGGCCCGGGTTACACAATGGACGATGTTAAGAAAGTGTTTCTTAATATGATGGACATGTATGAAGCTCTGGAAGACCAGGGCCCGGAAGCACAGGAAAGCTTTGAAAAACTTCTTTCGGATCGTTTTGGCAATATGGTCAAAGAGTGGCGCCGCGAACGCGCTGGCGAATCGCTATTTAATCCCTCCTATTTGAGTAAAGAATGAATATTGGAAGCATTTTTAGATTTTTCCGCAAGAACTGGAAAGAGACATTACTAATATTATGTTTGTTGGTAGTAATGGGTAAAATGCGAGCCGATTATAATCGTTTAGAAGAAGTACATGAGTCTATGCGTACAAGCTTACAAGACCAAATCACAGGCTTGCAAGCCATTCACGATGAGGAGTTGAGACAACGAGATGCTGCACTCCGGACATATAAAGAAGAGTTGGAAAAACTTCAACGGAACTATGAAGTGAATTTGGAAACAATCAGAAGCGAAAGAGATAGAAAGTATCAAGAATACCTGCACGATTTTATTAAAGATCCAGAACAGCTAGCCAAAGATATTGAGGAGTTATTCGGTTTTGAGTATGTGGAGTAGTATACTGTTGTTGACCAGTGTTGCTTTGGCCGAGGGGCCAAAGTTTTCTGTTTTGGCGGAAGAGGAACCTGCACCGTTTGAGGGAGTCTTATTCGATCCGGAGGCCACCGCCATTCTTATGTCCGACAAAGAATTTTGGCAGCGTGAGTGCGACTTAGAGATTGAATTTCAATTAGACAAACAAGGAACAAAGTTTCATTTGGACCTACAGAATGCTCAAATTCGCTATGATGCACTAAAAGAAGAAACAGATTTGTTGATTGAGAAAAAAGATTTAGAAATTGAAGCACTCACCGAAACATTAAAAAAGCAATCGCCACGCAACAATTGGTTATGGTTTGCGGGAGGAACGGCGACCGGTGTTGTAGTAACAGTGGGAATTGTAAACGTCGCGACGAATTGGATTGAGGCCTCTAAATGACAGAGAAAGATTGGGATACGCTGGCTGCATTTGAAAAAGCCATCGCAGAAAAGTATGGAGCAGAAGCTATACAGAACCCCAAAGCAAACTGGGACGAGACCAAAGAAGAAGAATATCTTGAACAAATGCGTGAGTTTTATCACAAAATTCAGCAAAACGAAGTGTGGCAAGAAAAAATAGATGTAAATGGTATTAAGATATCAAAAAAACTACTTAATAGAGAATCTTTGAAATGTTGTCCGATCTGTGATTCTTTCGCGAGAAGATCAATGGATGATGTTTGTCTAGTCAAATTTGACTGTTGCTATAGATGCTACATTGAATATGTCGAAGATAGAGAAGAGAGATGGATAAAAGGATGGAGACCAAATAATGGCTAAAAACAACTCAGTTACTGTACTCGATGTTATTCGCGGACTTTCACAGGCCGCAGCAAATGCATACGACGGTACCCACATCGAGAGCTTTTCTCCCGACGGTGAAGTTCGCACCGCAGGACTCAAGAGAGAAGAAGGAAATCCCCTCATTGATCGTCGCGTGATGGATGGCTTTAACATTCGGTTCATGGGCCCCCTCCTGTGCGTCAGTTATCAAACCGAACTGCAAATTAAAGAAGTGTATGCTCCGGGCTTCGAAGCCGAAATGGAGCAGCGTGTTGCCGACATCGTTAAGTTCCTCAAAAAGGAATACAAGAATGTGACGGGTAATAGTGTTGCCCTCACCAAAGAAGGCGAAGTCGATGTGCTTGTACAGAGTACGTCCCGTGTCCACTCTTGGGCGACTGTTTATCAGAAGTACAAGATTGGCGGCATTGGAGAGGCGGTGATGGTGGATGAAGGATCTACGGACCGCATTGAAAAAGGCTGGCGCGCCTTCCTCGACCTAGGCGGTTGGAAAGGTAAGCGCCCACAGAACGATACCCGCAAAAAAGGCTCGGAAGTAGAAAAGTAAAATAGTTACAATGCATGACTTTTCAATTAGACAAAAAGCAAAGAGTAAAAGAAATATTAAAGTGCGGTAAAGATCCATCGTACTTTCTAACCACGTATGCCCGCATATCTCACCCGATGCACGGGCAAATTTTATTTGACACTTATGATTATCAAGACGATCTCTTAAAAGATTTTAATGATTATCGTTTTAATGTAGTGTTAAAGGCACGCCAGTTAGGCATTTCAACCATTACTGCGGGCTATATCGTGTGGATGATGTTGTTCCATCGCGATAAGGCTATTCTTGTAATGGCAACCAAGTTTCAAACCGCAGGAAACTTGGTGAAGAAAGTCAAAAGCATTATGAAGCAGTTACCAGATTGGCTCCGCATTGCCGAAATTAGCGTAGACAACCGTACATCCTTTGAACTTTCTAATGGCTCCTCTATCAAGGCAGCCTCGACGTCTGGAGACGCTGGTCGTTCGGAGGCGTTGTCGTTGCTAGTGTTGGACGAGGCTGCCCACATTGAAGGCCTGGAAGAGTTGTGGACTGGTTTATATCCCACCCTCTCGACCGGTGGGCGTTGTATTGCAATATCCACACCTAATGGCGTAGGTAACTGGTTTCATAAAACGTGCACCGATGCCGAGGCAGGCGCCAACAATTTTAACATTACAACTTTTCAGTGGGACATTCACCCAGATCGGGATGAAGAATGGTTTAAGAAAGAAACGAAGAATATGTCCAAGCGACAGATTGCCCAAGAGTTGATGTGCAATTTCAATACATCCGGTGAGACCGTTATCGATCCTGCGTGTATGGAATGGTTGCATGCGGGAACGTGTGAACCTAAATACCGTACCGGCGTGGACCGCAATTTTTGGATTTGGGAAGAATATGATCCTACGTGCAATTATTTACAAGTAGTAGATGTTGCCCGCGGAGATGCATCAGATTTTTCCACCTTTCATATCATTAAGATAGAAACCTTAGAAGTGATAGGGGAATATCAAGGAAAGGTTACCCCGGATTTATTTGCTAATATGCTTAATCAAATTGGACGAGAGTTCGGAAATGCTATGATGGTGGTTGAGAATAATAATATTGGATATACCGTGTTGGACAAATTAGTAGAATATCGTTATCCTAATTTATATTATTCGGTCAAATCCACACACGAGTATATTGAACAGCATCAAGCCGAATATCGTTCTAATACTATTGCAGGGTTTACCACCTCTATGAAAACGCGCCCTCTTATCGTGGCCAAATTGGAAGAGTTTATAAGAAATAAACTAATTAAGATATATTCTACACGAACTATTAATGAAATGAAGACATTTATTTGGCGAAATGGGAAACCTCAAGCTATGAAAGGATATAATGACGATTTGGTCATGGCCTTAGCAATTGCATGCTGGGTGCGCGATACCGCTATTCAAGCCAACTCGCGCGACCTAAACTATCAAAAAGCTTTTGTAGATTCCATCGTAACCAGCAACACCACATTTAATACGCGTATCAAAGGACAACAAGGCTACAAAAATGATGGCATCCTTGATAAAATGTCAGAAGCAAAAAATTTATATGATGAATTTATGTGGATTATAAAGTGAGATAACATATGGCACGACCCAGACGAAACCCCGACAACCCTGAAACCAAACTATTCAAAGCGCTTACCCGATTGTTTTCGGGCCCGATTATTAACTATCGTTCTCAATCGGGACGACGCATTAGACGACAGCATTTAGATAAGTTTTCGTCGCGCTTTAAGACAGCTTCTGGACAACAGTTTAAAAAGACTCTTTATAACCCATTAGAGATTTTATCGAGTAACGCAGTATCAAATCAGCGTCGTTCGGAACGGTATGTGGATTTCGATCAAATGGAGTATATGCCAGAGTTGGCTTCGTCGTTGGACATCTATGCCGATGAGATGACGACACATTCTGATTTGCGTCCTATGCTACGCATAAAGTGTTCTAACGAAGAAATTAGAGCGGTGTTGAGTGTGTTGTACGAGAATATTTTGAATGTTCAGTATAATCTTTTCGGATGGAGTCGTACAATGTGCAAGTACGGCGATTTCTTTTTATACTTAGATATCGATGACAAGTACGGTGTGAAATCCGCCATCGCGTTGCCACCCCAAGAGATTGAGCGCTTAGAAGGGCAAGACAGCACTAATCCCAATTACATCCAATATCAATGGAACTCTGCAGGAATGACGTTTGAAAATTGGCAGATTGCGCATTTTAGAATTCTGGGCAACGACAAGTATATGCCCTATGGAACCTCTATTCTTGAAGCTTCGCGACGCATCTGGCGCCAGCTAACTTTAATGGAAGACGCAATGATGGCGTATCGTGTCATTCGCTCCTCTGAACGACGAGTGTTTAAAATTGATGTGGGAGCTATCCCTCCACAAGACGTGGAGCAATACATGCAGAAAGTGGTAACACAGCTTAAGCGCCATTCGGTG